GTTCGCATGTCAACAAATGGGCGATTGAAAACTAGGTCAGTTCCAACGCCGTTTCGGAGCTCTTTAGTTGTGACATCGGATGCCGTGATTACAGGATCCGTCCAATCCTGGCCGGTAAGTTCTGCCATGGACTTATAGAACGCCACGGTTTGCCTGGCGGCCTGGAGCTTGATTCCGCTTAGAGCCGGAGCAATAAGAGCAAGGTAGCGATCAACATCAGCATCACGCCAATCACCCAATTCTCTGAATGTGTTTCCAGCCAGGGCTCCGGCATCTTTGATTAGTTTGTTACCAATGCGGCCGTTGGCTAGCGATAGGTCTAGCCGGATTGTCATTATTCTGCCTCAGATTGCGTTTTCTCTACCTCTGCCTGCAAAAGATCAATTGGCCTTAGGGTTACCGGTAGCGCATCAATAAAGTCAAGATCCTCACCAAAGCCAGCCAACCTTGCGGCGGCGCTAGGTGCAACACCAGAACGGATCAAGGCTCCTAGTGATTCAGCCTTGTCTCTAAGCTCAGCTTGCTCACTTGCGATCTGAGCGGCCCCGCTGTCACCAGTTTGTAGTGCCTGGGCGATCAAGTTATCGCCGGCCTTTTCAGTTTGCATTTCAGCGATCTCTGCCGGGCTAAATTGTCCGATCAGCTTCATTCTGGATCTGAACGGTAGATCCTGGAACTTAGTGTTGGCATCGGCCCGCTCAGCCAGGCTGTAGCGTTCGGCCGGCTTCCAAAGCGGCTCCAGATCCAAAAGGTTGGCCCGCTCTTCATCGCCCATCCACTTGAACATGAGGCTCATTACCTTTGACCAACCAACGGTTGCCCTGGCAATGCGATCCTCAGTCTTGAAAACTAGGCCCTCTCTGGCGAGTGCCGCACCCTCAGCGCTTTGGTTAGCGCCATCTGGGTTTAGGTAGTGCATAGGTGTTCTGGTCACACTTGCAAAATCTTGAATGTCTGCCCGGACAGCCTGGAGGATGTCTTGAATGTTGCTCTGATCCAGTTCGCCTAATTCGGCATCCGGAGGCAGAACCCACATTGCGCCAGGGCTAGATTCAAATAGTCCGTTGTAATCAATCTCATTGCCATCGGCATCATGTGTTGGGAAGTCTCCCTTGATCCACTTTTGCTTGAACGCCTGGGTGGTCGCAATGATCAAACGCTGGAGGATCATGTGGTTGATCCTGTCAATGATGTCTAGGTATGGCTCATACTCTCCACGATCATCAGCGTTTGTGAATTTGACTACTGGAACCTCATTTAGCGGGTTTGGCCCAGATGCATCTTCATCGAACATCCAGTTGTCCGTATCAAACGGGCTGGTGTCACCTGGTTTGCGGAATACCAGGATTTCATCTTGGTAGTAAAAATAGGCGTGGTGCTTACCGTATTCGCTATAAACCTTGACAGCGGCCATCACATTAGTTGGATCCTCTGGGCTTACTTCGCAATAAACCTGGCGTGGATCCTCAACGGTTACTAGCGGATACTCCCGGCCGGCTTGCATGCCGACAATCGCATAAGCGTGACCAAACTTTAGGAAGTTGGTGTGAAGATCAGCGCTGAAAACGTCAAGGTTGTTTGACTTCCATAGCCGGCGGGCTACATCATCACCGTTTTCATCATCAGCGGCTCCGGTGCGAAATCCACCGATCCGCATTCTCTCCCGGACAGCGGCCACTGATAGCTGGGCCATGTTTAGCCTGGCTTTACGCTGGAAACGGCGGTAAGCACGGCTCTGGCCCTCAGCACCCTCTGGTAGCGGTGCATCTCCATCGTAGTAGCGCTCCAGCAAGTTGAATCTAACTTGCTCTTTTGCCAGGCTTTTCAACATTGCCTGTTGTGAGCTATTTAGCTGAGTAGCCATTGAAATTCCTATCTAATGCGGCGTGGCACAAACGTTGTCTTGGTGGCCTCCCCTTTAGAGAGTGCCTGTAGTCTGGCCTGGTAAGCCAGAACAGCCGCAACAGCGGCATCAATCTTGTTGGGGCTCTCTGGATGTTCCTTAGCAATAGAAACACCTGAGCGGCCCAGACGGCGGCGGGCATTCAAAACGTGCCTGGTTAGGGCCAACCCGCTGTGAGTAAGTTCACGATCCAGCACGGCATTCTGGAATTGTTCCAGGGCCCTGACTACTAGATACGATCTGTTTCCGGTCATCCACCATTCAATTGGGTGAGCGGTTGAGCTTTTGACTTTTAGGGCCTTGCCAAAATCGGCCTCCCATTGGGCAATGTAGCTTTCCCATTTAGCCGGATCAGCAAACATTCCCACTACTTTGTATTGATCAAATGCCTGGCGAACCTGGTAGTCAACTTCCGTGATCGGAACTTCCCAGTTCTCACCGGCCGGCCCTTCCGGTTGCTCCCAAACCTTGATCTCAAACAAATGACCGTCAGACACCCGGCAACCAATCAGCGCTGTGGCATCTGTAACCCCTCTGGTGCGCTTCCTAGAGCCGTCAAAGCCCAGGGTGATCTCTTCACCCTTGGACACCTCTTTAGAGGCCTCACAAGCGATCCAGTCCGGAGATCCGATCCAGGCATCTTTAGAGCTGGTTGGCTGGTTGAAATAGTAGCGGCGTGAATCCTGGGGATCATTCCTGGGATCGTAAAATTCAGCCAGGATGCGATCAACATCCATGACATCAGCAAACGGCCCATAGGCCTCCCGGATCCCGGCCTTGACTTGCTCCGGATCTCCCAGGTCAATGTCCGGATCTGCCTCCCGGTGATCAAACAGCAATCGCTGGATCTTGGTTTTACCCTCCCTGATCAGCTTTGCTAGATCATGAGTTTCCTCTGCCACGGACTTTTCTCCGGGCAAATACATTGTGGATGTTTCCAGGCTCCAGGGCTCAGCGGCTTTACGCTTTGCCAGGTTACGCCTCACGGTGTCATACATCCGTTTCAGTTCCCTGGTGGTGTAAAGGTGGGTTTCATCAAACACCACAAATGTTTCTTTTCCACCATCTTTGGAGCTGTTGCTAGCAGTTGATGGAATGATCTCTCCACCGCCTGGCAAAAAAATTCTAGTTAGTCCGGCCGCATCTCTCGGTAGCCCATTTCCTAGCGGGCCCTCTGTCAGGTTGAAATACACATTGTCATAGGTATTTCCGGCCTGGCCCTCTTCTGTCGCTAGACAGCGAATGACGGGCGCTGTGATGTGTTTCCCAATTGGTTCGCCGGGCTGGTAATTGTAGATAAACCCGTCACGCTCATAGATCTCGCCGCCCTCAGCCCACCGGTCAAATCTTGCTGGGCCCATGGCCTCAAACAAAGTAATGAATCCAGCTAGCTCAGATTTAGCTCTACCCTTTGCCCGGCTAATAAACCCTGAATCGTAGTTGCGCCGGCCGGATTCCTCCAGGGCGTAACAATCCAAAATAAACGCGGCAAATTCTTGATCTAGCTCTACGGCCTCACCCTGAACATCTCCAGGGCCGTGAACGCAAAAAGTCTCAATCCACCAAATAGCGATCCAGCCCAGGGATCTCTGGCGATCATGGGTGTTAGATCTAACTTGCTCACGCATCCAGTAACTTCTGGCGGCGATCTGAGATCTTGGCCACTGAGGCCACTGATTCAAGATCCGGCTCTGGATCTACATAGCGGATCCGGAGATCACGCCTAGCATCTACGGTTGTGCCCAGGATCTTTTCTCTCATCCGGAGCTCAGCCATTGCTGTTACTTGGCCGTGACTAGCGGCGGCATGAACCATGGCGGTATCCAGGGCAAATGCCCAATCTGATTCTTGCCAAAGGATGCAATGAGGCATCTTGATCAGGGCCTGCCACCAATTCCTGGTTCTGGTTTCGATCGGGATCTCTACCGGCTCACCCTCTTTGAGAATCGTGCGGCTTAGTGGTAATTCTGGGGTTTCACCGTCATAAGGCACATTTGGAATCTCTGTCCAATCCACGGTTGGTTTGTGCCTGGTTACGGTTGGCCTGTCTGCCGGTTTTCTGCCTGCCATTGCCATGATTACTCCATTTCGGATCTTGCCTGGCTTTTCGCCTATGGCATTAGGTTGTTTAGTTCTAGGTTTGCCAGTGATCCTGGCCGGAATGCCTGGCCGGTCACCGTGATGTATCTTCCGCTGGGGTAGATCTCAACGCTCTGGCCATTACGGCTAAAACGGCGGCCCTTTTCCAGGTTCGCATAACCCCAGATGTGGAGGCCGGTTCCGCTAGGGCTGATCTCCACATAAGTGTTTGGAAACAGATCCAGGATGGACTGAGCCTCCGGATCCGGTGATTCATCAAAGCAATGATCAAGATCAATGCAAACAATCCCATCACCGTTGAGAACGAATCCTGGGCCGTCACCGATCTGAGATCCTATGGCGGTCTGGAAGTCGCTCCAGGTTTCTGGGTTGGTTGAGCTAGCCGGCCGGCCCTGGATCGTCACCGGCACTTTGTTTGAATGCCGGATCCACCTGGGGATCCTCCGGAGCTCTACCGGGATGTGGTGGTTCCGGTGGGATCTAACCCGACACCGGACACCGCAAAACTTTGGTTGACGGCCACGCCCGCCCGGTTGAATTAGAGATCTACAAACCTGGCATTTCATGTGCCTAGTTTATCGTTACATCCGCATCAGATCAAGGATCCCGGCCTATTAGCTATGCCCCTGGATCCCTTTATTTATAGGGGTGAAATCTCTGAATTTTGCACACACCGCTAGCCACAGCACCTCTCCGCTGTTGGTAGGGGGGTGGGG